TCATACCCAATCTTTTTTTATCAGAAATGCAGTATATAATTCAGATTCAGGAGAATCGGCTTCTGGGGAATAACCATATTCCCAACGTACCAATGGGGGCATAGACATTAATATTGATTCAGTTCTTCCACCGCTTTGCAGGCCAAAGAGAGTTCCCCTGTCCCAAACAAGATTGAATTCAACATAGCGGCTTCGGCGATATAATTGGAACTGTCTTTCACGATCGCCCCAGGCAATATCTTTTCTTCTTTCTACAATAGGCAAATAGGCAGATAAAAATCCATTTCCGACAGCTTGCGTAAAAGTAAAGCAGGTATCAAAATCAGGCGTATTTAAATCATCATAAAATAAACCACCAATACCACGTGGTTCATTTCGGTGTTTAATAAAAAAGTAATCATCACACCATTTTTTATATTTGGGATAAATATCATCACCAAACGGTTGACATAAATTTTTGGCAACGGTATGCCAATGAATCGCATCTTCTTCGAAACCATAATAAGGCGTGAGATCAAAACCACCGCCAAACCACCATACAGGAGGCTCGCCCTCTTTTTCCGCAATAAAGAAACGCACATTGGCATGGCTAGTTGGGACATAGGGATTAATGGGATGAATGACCAGAGAAATCCCCATGGCCTGATAACTGCGTCCTGCTAATTCTGGACGATGAGCTGTGGCAGAAGCGGGCATTGAAGCCCCAGTGATATGTGAGAAGTTCACGCCAGCTTGTTCAAAAACCTTACCTTTGGTTAACACTCGGCTTCGTCCGCCACCCCCTTCTTCTCGTTGCCAGCCGTCTTCCATGAAGGTTGACTGACCATCAAGTTGTTCCAGTTGCTTGCAGAGGTGATCCTGTAATGAGAGGAAAAAATTTTTAACTTGATATATATTAAGTATATTCATAATTAAAGTATAACCATTTGATATTGTTTAAATAATTATTGTTTATAACGAGATTAACTTTTGTTTGTTTATACAGTTGTTTATATATTGAACGCTGAACAAACCTATAAACAAAACATAAGATAAGAACAATGTGGAAGAAAAGAAAGAAGTAAGAGTGAACTTGTGATCAACAAAACGAGGTCAGTACGTTGAGCGTTCCGACCTTACGAGACAGGTTGCTACGAATTTCGTCGGGAGTTTTATTGAATGATTGTGGTGACAGCTAACCCATTGTGCCACCTCATCAAAGCCAATAACACAGCGAGTAATTAGACGAGGTGACTATTTCCCTGATGTTTTCCGGTATTAGAATAATTATTTTGCTGATTTATCGCGAACTTTGCGTTCTATAAGATTACCGTTCATATCAAAATAACGGCTAGGCCAGATTTCAGATGGGTGAATGTTGAGATAATTAGCAACGATCCATTCCCCTTTAGGCCAAGGGCGTGATAACACATTTGCTAATGTTGATGAACTGAGTCCTGCTTCACGAGAGACAGCCGCTAAGGTTGTACCACGTTTACGTAATGCAGCAATAATATCAGCTTGATGCCAGTCATTTTTAACATTGTTCATTCCTGCTACCCCTTCCATTAATTGAGAAAATTGATGGTGGTGATTCAAGGCAGGGTTCGCAGTACCGGGAGTCATCATCCGGCGAGGCCGAGGCCTCCCCCGCCTGAATCACCATTGAAAGGGCGATAGCAGACGCACTGGTAGAAACTTCCTACCAGTGGATGACTCTAAACAAGGCTGCGAAACCTTACCACTGGATTTTGCCAATGGCGGGAGTACTTTAACTAATTGTTTTATCGGGTTCAATAAGCGAATCAGTAAAACCGCTTAACTTTTTGCGTTATATGCTATTAAACAGCCCATATAAGCTGATACTTTTGCTACTCTGGATTCAAGCAAATATGACAGTCAGCCTAGTGCCAAAAGCGGATGTTATAACGATTCTAGAACAACGTGAATGTTGTGACTACTTTCAGCTGACCATTTTAAGTTGCATGAGTCTATCGAGGGCATACCAGCGTTGATGTTGAAGATTGTTTACACACTAGAATTTGCATTCAGTTTAAGGTACAGACAATGCACTATTTGATCTGCTCGCATTATCACAGGAACTGTGATAAGAAATATATAGTTACGCGCGCATAAACTCAGGAAGAATATAATATCCATGAAAAAAATACATCAGCTATCAAGCCGCGATGCGCTTAGTTATTTCCTCCAGCACGATTCTTACACAACATTGGAGCTACCCAGCTATATAAATTTTTCTACCTTACTCGAAAATATCAATGTTGCCATAGATAAAGAAGAGATTATCTGTTTTCCAGAACCCAAGCTATTGATGGGAAAAGATATAAATTATCAGGTGCTTGTTAGTAAAGATGGTTTATATAGCTGGCGACGAATAACGCTTATCAATCCGTTGTATTATGTGTATTTCTGTAGGCTAATTACATTGCCAGCAAACTGGAAAAGAATAAAAGAAAAGTTTAAAGAATTCGAACTCAATGACTTATTCTTATGTTCAAGTATCCCAGCAATTAAAAAAAATACGTCGAATGTTGCTGCATCTGTATTGAACTGGTGGGAGGAGTTTGAGCAAAAAAGTCTCTCTCTGGCGCTTGAGTATGAATTCATGTTCAGTACTGATATTTCTAATTTCTACCCATCAATTTACACTCATAGCTTTGAGTGGGTATTCATTTCTAAAGAAGAAGCTAAAAAGAAAGCAAACAATGATAATCCAGGTCGTTTGATTGATAAACATATCCAAATGATGATGAATAATCAAACAAATGGTATTCCGTTAGGTAGCACACTAATGGATACATTTGCCGAATTAATCTTAGGGCAGATAGACCTCGACTTAAGGAAGGAAATCGATAAATTAGATATCACCGACTACAAAGTTGTGCGTTACCGAGATGATTATCGTATATTTTCAAATAGTAAGGATGATTTGGATTGTATATCCAAATGTTTAGTCGCCGTGCTAGGTGTTTTTGGTTTGGACTTGAATTCTAAAAAGACAGAATTACATGAAGATATTATATTTCACTCTCTTAAATCAGCTAAAAAGGATTATATTAAAGAAGGAAGATTTAACTCCTTGCAACAGATGCTATATGCAATCTATTTATTCTCCTTAAAACACCAAAATTCTAAAATAACAGTCAGATATTTGAATGATTTTTTACGCAGACTATTCAAAAGGAAAAAGGTTGTTAATAAGGGACATAAATTGGAGGCGATGCTTGGAATAATATCCAATATTATGGCTAAGAATCCTACAACCTATCCGGTAGGAACTGCAATTTTTGTAAAACTCCTAAGCTTCCTTTACGAAGATGATGAGCCAAAATTTGTCAAATTAAAGCAACTTCACGATAAATTAGGTAAACAGCCTAATACAGAAATGCTAGATATTTGGTTTCAACGTGTTCAAGGGAAAATACATACCGAATGGGAGGGGATATACAAAACTGCCCTATGCTTGCGTATCAATGATGAGCTTAAAAAAAAGAGAACATTTACTATTGATGGTTTATGGGATTTAGATTGGATCTGTGGTAAGAGCAACAACAAAAACAAAGCGAAAATATTATCCTTGCTGAAGAAAACTAAAATTATGGATATTGATGCGTTTGAAGAAATGGATTCAGATATAACCCCCAATGAAGTCAACTTGTTTGATAGAAAACATAGCGCTTAAAGACATATACAAGCCATGTAAATAATATTTTCATGGCTTACCTTTCTACAAGGACATCTGTTATTAAACAACGTAGTAACTTATATTCATTGAATTGCCACGACAAACCTAGACACTTCTGAACCTTTTTTGCTCTGAATGATTTTTCCGGTATAACGTCTGTTTCTCGCTCATAGCTGACTGTCAGATTTAGTCGCGCTTTTCTACAGAATACTGTCAGATAAAGTAGCGACTAATCCCAAAAAAGGTGTGTGATATCTCACCTTCTGAGCATTTGATTTCATTAATTCCTATACTGCACAGGTATTAAAAAAATCAATTGGTTATTTGAATCCCGTCAAAGTTAGCCAGTCGCTGCTTCTGTTCATCTGACAGGCTGAAAGCAAACTCTTCATGCTCTACCTGCCAAGTACCAAAACTCATCAGAAACGCAATGGCCGGATCAATCTTGTTCGCGGATTTCTTCTTGTTCGGTTTGATATTGGCGTTCGCATCGGTTTCCATCACCACATTGGACATCGCCCATGCGAGAACCGGATCGCCGTTGTGACGAATGACTTTGCGGTTAACGAATACCTCAGCCGATTTAGCCACCGGGCTAAAGCGCATATAGGTTTGCGGGAACGGCTCAACATCCAGCCCGGCACCTTGTAGCTGAGTTCTTAGGTGCGTGGCGTTCCATGTATCAAAGCCGACCAGCTTGATATCAAACTGTTGGCTGTCTTTGAGGATATCATCGCGGATACGGTCATAATCAATGCAGTCGCCTTGTGTGGTGCGTATCCAGCCCGCTTGCGCCCATTGCCGATAAATAGCCCGGTTCTTGTTGGCCGGATTCTGTAACTGCGCTTCGGGCAGGTAATGGCGGGTCAGGAGTAACAGTTCATTCTCCACGGGGAAGGTGTAGCAAATGCTGGTGATATCCCCCGTCGAAGACAAGTCTAATCCGGCGTAGCACTCCAGCCCCTTAAGGTCGTTTTCATCGTAATCTGTCTGGCAGGCGTTCCAAGCCCCTTCACCCATCCACGGCGTTTCACCCTGACACCAGATATTAAAGCGTTTGGTTAACATTTCTGTCCATTGTGACGGTATACCACGGGCTTTCTGGATGGTGTCATGCAGTGAGACACTGTCTACGGAGACATTGAGATTAGGATTGGCCTTAATCCAAAGGGTTTCATCATCAATCTCGTTTTCGTCGTCCAGTTCGTAAATCAGGGCAAACAGGGATTCATTTTGCTCTTCGCCGCCCAGTATCTGACAGCAATAATCATAGTGCTGCTTACAGGCCGAAATAACGTTACTGCCTGCGGTGGTAATGGCAAACAGGAGTCCTTCGGGGCGGGCACCCATGCCTAATTCAAGGGCAGAGTACACGGCGTTATCAGGGTGCAAGTGGTATTCATCAACAATAGCGAGGCTGGGATTGGTGCCCTCAATCGTCGAGGCTTTGGCGGCCAGTGGCTTTAACAGGCTGTTGCTCTTCGTGTAGGTCACTTTATGTTGCTGGATGGATACCCGCTTTTTCAGGGGCTTAGATAACAGGCTCATCTGGCGGGCATCATCAAACACAATACGCGCCTGATCCCGGCTGACGGCGGCGGTGTAAATATCCTGCTGCCCCTGCTCCATCACCAGAAACCAGTTCGCCAGTATCGCGGCCACGGTGGATTTCGCATTTTTGCGCGGCACCTGAATATAAGCACTGCGGTACTTTCTACGCCCCGTCGCCTTTACCTTGAAGCCGAACAGGTTAGCAAAGGCGAACTGCTGCCACGGTTCAAGCACAATGGGCTGACCGCGCAAGTGGCCTTTGACGTGCGGGCAGAGACGGGAGAAGCCAATAAAACGCTCGACAACCTCGCTATCAAACACATAAAGCGGGTTATTCAGGTCGTTATGGTAGCGTTTTACCGCCTGTTTCAGACGCTGACAGGCCGGAATGGTGCCATTTTGGATATCAAGGGCGTACTGTTCCCATGCGTTCATAGGCGATCTAACTCGTCCTCAGCCTCCGTTTCCACCGGGTTTCTACGCCGTGATACCGGGTCAAAGCCCAGCAAGGAGGACATTTTAATCATGATTTTTTCTGCGTCGGCCTTGGCCTTTAATGACGGGTTACAGGTCGCCGCGCCGCGTGAACCTTCCACCGCAAACCCGCGCCGTTCAATATCTTCAATGGCCTTACGGTAGATCGCATAGTTAACGCAATACAGCTCTAAGTTGTTCCAGTCTGCCGGGCTGAGGTCGTCACGCTCATTTAACAGTTTCGCTTTCGATTTCCATTGATCGGCGGCGATAGCGTTTAAGTAAACCGGGGGTTTAGGTGCCCTTGCCATAATGTATTGTTTCCTATAAAAATTACTGCTATCTAAAAAAGTGCCGTGCATAAAAATTTGAGGACGGCGGTGGTGCCACGAAAGGGGGGCATTTGTCATTCTTTAGTCCCCCACCCCAATCATTTCATGTGAAACCATTTTCTTTGTTATCAATATCCAACCATGATGTGATGGTTTCATTCTGCAACTAACCAGCCCCGACGCTTTGCTGCTTCGGCTTCCTGTTCCCGATAGTGTCCTTGTCTTCGTTTCTCTTTCGTCGCGGGGTCAGTCGTGACCGTTTTTCGACTATGGCAGCTATTGCATAAGGGCTGGTGATTGAAGTCAGGCCAGAACAGTACATCACTACCGCCGTCAATGGGGATGATGTGATCAACGATGGTTGCCGGGGTGTAGATGCCCAACTTAAGGCAGTGGACACATAACGGGTTCGCTTTCAGGAATTGCAGACGGTATTTATCCCATGCCGGGGTATAGCCGCGCTCACGCCTTGAGCCTCGCTTGCTGTCCTGTACGCGTCGGGCTTCCCGTCTGTGCTCATCACATCGGCCGGATTTTACCCGCTGTTTGCAGCCGGGATAGGTACAACGTTTCAAAGGTTGCCAAGGCATTAGTAGACTCCGATATCACGGTAGACAGACCACAGGGACTTGATGGTGAACGGCACTTCTTTAAGCTCAAGGTCGGTTGCCATCTCCCGATTTTCATACAGCAAGCCGATGTAAAGCAGGCAGCCCACCTTGATTGCGGGGGTGAAAGTTAAGCCATTATCAAAGCGCTTGCCGATATGTTGCTGGCAGACTTCCAGTGCGGCTTCTGCATAGCCCATCAATAACGCATCGTCGCGGGTGTCGCTTTCATCCACCCGGCAATGTTGCTTGATTTCATTTAAGGGAATGTCGATTTTATCCATTGCGCACGCCTCCTTTACAAAGCAGTTCTAAACGGGTGTGTTTGGTATCGGGGATGACGACGGCAATCGTAAGGGGTTTACCTTGATAAACAATGCGATGGCCTGTGGTGATATCCGCACGGTAGCGCAACCAGATACGAATAGTCACTTCCGAAAATACCGCGCTCGATGCAACGAGTTCCCGCCCGCTGATCGTTTTCACCTCCGCCCAAACTTCGGCAACATCTACCCATTTGTTAATCACCGAACCCATCGGCGAACGGCTTTGTTCGTTTTTCTGTATCGTTACCCGATGCCGCAATCTGCCTGCCCTCATGCCTTGCCCTCCGGTTGTTGCTTGATTTCTACCGTTTGCTTCCATGCCTGGCTGAATTCATCATCTCCTTCACGCGGCGATAAGCCCTCCCGTTCACGGGCTTCATTCGGTGACATCACCCCCGACTTAATCGCTGTCTCATAACTCTGGAAGCGTTCCCGTGGGTTAGCGCGCAGTAAGTCGGCTGTATCAAACTCAACTTGATAACGAATGCCCCGTTTCGGTGAGGCCATCAGCAAGGCCGATTTGATTTGTTGCTCAAAGTTGGCGAGCCACGGGCGCATGGTGATGGTCAGAAAAGCACGCGACGCCTCGCTAAAGTTGCTGTAGGTGCTGTTTGAGTACTCTTGCAGAAAGATAGGGCTGACGTTGAACATCCGGGCGATATCGTCAATGGTGAAACGGCGGGAAGACAACCACTCCGCATCTTGGTTACTCATCCCCAATTGTTGGTACTCCATCCCGCCCTCAAGAATGGGCGTCTTACCTGCATTACGGGCACCTTTATAACGTTCGAGGGCTTCCAGTGCCTTGGCGCCTTTCGTCCCGTCCAGCCAGTCAGCGGATTTAATTACCCCCGCCGCCATCATGCCCTCTTTCATAATGCTGGCGCCGTGGCGTTGTTGCGCCAGCCCCAAGCCCAAGGTTTCGCGGCAAATAGTGACGGGTGAGCGGCCAAGAAAGCCGTCTTCGGTGGCATAGCGCAGGTGCAGGACTTCTTCCTGTAAATAGGTTTTGACCTTGCCGCTGTAGGGTTCGGTGATGGTGTAGGCGAACCGGTGATCGGATAACCGTTGCGGCACGACCGCAGAAGGAGGATAAGGGTGGAGAGATTGCGGCTGACCATCCCGCCCCCAGACAATCACCGCATACGCATTGCCATTTAACAGGCAATGACGCATCAGGGTTCTTTTAAATTGGTACGGGGTCTGGCAGTCATTCGGGCACTCATTGAGCAAATAATCCACCGGGTGATCGCTGAGCCATTCACGGGACTCTGTGCCATTTTGGTGCGCAACCCGATAGAGGTAACAGTGCATAGAGGCCACGGCTTCACTAATGACTGTGACGGCATTCATCACGGCGGGTAACCCTTCTGCCGTGGACGGTGAAACATGCTCGCCCGATTTAGTGTTAGATACGCCCGCCAGAGAAAGAAACTCCTCCATCGTCATACTACGGGTTTCAGGCACTTTACGTTTAAATGGCCACATGGTTACACCTCAGACAGTTGCAGCCAGTAATGACGCAAATCAACCACCCCATTGAGTGAGCGCTTGGCAATCTCTACGCCGCTCTCAGGGTAGGCGGGCTGACTTGTGATCGTGATTTCCCGTAATTCAGCCTCTAAAACAGTTCTGATATACGGTTCCTGATCAATATCCCACTGGTCTTTAATCGCCCTGAACCCGAAGGACATGCCGGAGATATCGCCACGTTCAACCAGCGTTAATACATCGCGGCCTAATTGGGTATCCGGTGGGGTTAATTCGAAGCGTAATCCGGTCGCATCCTCACTAAGCTGTAAGGTGCCGGAAGCGGTGCGGCCTAACAGGTTCATATGATCATGTTCATATAAACACAAAACATCAACGCCACCTGATAAGCTATGACGAAAGGCATTCGGGGCGAATTGTTCGATAAACTCATCCCACAACACATGGGATCGGCTATTCCACCGGATCGCGTAGCCGACCAGCTTTTTATCTGACGCTGACAAGGAGGCGGTGCGGATTTCAAAATCGTTATTCATCTTATGGACTCCAAGACTGAAAAGGGGCGTTGTGCCCCTCTTGCTTATTTGCCGGCTTTCAGTTCCAGCACCTTAATGGCGTTGGAATCCACTAAGCCCCCGCCCAAATATTTATCCGTGTGAACCTTATAAAATCCCGGTTCGGTGATATTGTCGGGACGGGTGCGGGTGCCTGTTTCGTGGTCAACAATGAAGTAGCCGCGTTTGAAGTCACCCAGACCGATAACGTTATCCGGCATAAATTCAAGATAGTGGACAGGCAAGCCCAGCAGAATATCGGGATCACCGGCTTGCAAACGTTCCCGCCAGATATAATCCCCATTGCCGTTTTTCAGCTTCTGTACCTTGGCGGCTGTGTTGGAGTTCATCACCCAGACGGCATTCTTGCGGTACTTGTTCCTGAGCAGGAACTTAAGGTCAATCAGGCTGTCGGCCTCAAGAGTGGCAACTTCCAGCTTTTGCAGGGTGCCGAAAGCGCGTGCTTTGTCGGCTTGGGAATCACGGGGATAAGACAGGAAACCCTTGGCTTTTTTGCTGCCGTCACCGCTGACAAGATCCGTTTCTTCGGTATCGACGAAGGTGTCTGCTATCTCAGCGGTCAGCCAGCCCAAGATATCCACATCGCTAAAGTCGATGATTTCTTGCGTGGTTTTAGGGTAAGCGTAAATCGGGAACAGCTTAATGCTGACTTCTTCCATCTTCGGTGTGGTCGTCTCACCGCGCGCTTTGCCCTCTTCCCCGTGTACCACCGCTGCGCCACCGACTGAAACCAACTGTTTGTATTCGTTGCTGCGCGTAGTCTTGAGGGTACAGATCCGGCGCATAACCGACTCATCCGCCAATTGCTGCATGATCTGCCTGTTCAGCTCAGGAATAACGGTATAGCCACCTTCTGAGGAAACGGCCGTAGACAAGGTGCGGTTTCACCAGTCACAATATAGTGGCGCAGTTCGTCGTTGCTGAGTTTTTCACTGGTCGGCTGGATCTTCGCCTGATGGCGTTCTTCATCCGCCAATGACTCATAACGGGCAATTTCCGTATTCAGAGTATCGGACTGGCTGCGCAGTTCGTCGAACTGCTTGGCTTCCTCTTCGGTCAGGGAACGCTTTTCGCTTTCTGCTTTGGTGAGCAGGGTGCGCATTTGTTCGGTAAGGGTTGTCTTTTGCTGGCGTAATTCAAGTAGCTTTTTCATGGTGTTTTACGGTTGGTTATTCTGCTTTAAACACTATTTAACATCATGAAAAATGATAAAAAAGCCCCTGACATTCAGAGGCTCAACTTGCGAAAACATGAGGACAGAATATTTACAAAAATTTTCAATTACATAACTTAATGTCTTTAACATAAGTAGTCGGTGACATCCATGAAATTTTTTCACAAACCAAATAGCCATCATTTTTCAGTTGATAACCTACAAAAAAAGATATCGGAAAACCGATAATTAATGAAATAAACATTAACTTGCTCAAATATTTCACTATACATTCATTATATTTTGGCAATCTATTAAATATGAAAAAAAAAGCAGACCCTGCCATAGAATAAAATATTAGTGGAAATGATAAAAAGTACATTACAACCGCACCAGAAAACACTATCAAATCTTTCATAAGCACTAAAGAAATAATGTATTCGCTAACAGGAATCATAATGCTTGTAACTACAATAAGCATTATCAAAGAGCCTAATAATTTAATGTATTTATTCTTCATCTAATGTTACCTAATCCATTAAATATTTGTTGCAGGTTAGCCTCTGGTGTTCTTTTCTTTCTATCAATCTCATTTTTAATATATTTTATAACTTTATCACTTATTTGATATTGTTTATCAAGATAATCCAGTCCTATAGCCACCCCTATCCCAACGAGGAATACAATACCTGCTACGGCAACAACACTTCCCCCTACAAGCGCAGTAGCTGTTAATAATGAACCTACAGCCCAAGAGGAAGCAGCAATAATAGCAGTTTTAGCCATATCCATTGTTATATTGCCAATAAAATCAGCCAATGTATATTCATCTTTAAATATACCTTCAATAATTCGGTAACCAATAGAAAAAATAATACAAAACCTAACTCCACCAATAATACTTGAGTTAAGACCTTGCTGTCCTATTCCCATCATTAACATTTGAGGATGATTGGCACAATATCGCGTTCCTTGGATAATACGTCTAAGACCTGCATGTCCTGATATATGAATATACCTTCTTCCATTTTCTCCTATATGCTCTGTAGCAGTAATGCCCAATCTCTTAAATTCTCGAATAACATCATATAAGCCACGTGAATCATAGATATTTCCAGCATAGGTAGAAATAGGGTCTGTGACAGAAAACACATATGACATAGGATTTTTTTTATTGTTATCTACTTCCATACCTCTTGCAAATGCTTCTCCGTAACTTGGATTTTCTGCTTCTGTACCTCTTGCAAAGGCTTCTCCATGACTCGGATTTTGTGGACGGCGGGGACTGATATCCTCAATAATACTTTTGGCTTCTGATAATGAAAGAACGATGTGATATTGGGTATTATCACTCAATACTTTTTCTAGCCCAATGGCATCAAAAAATTCATGTTGAGGCTTTAGCTGATTAATTCCCACATTACCCCTTAAAACATCCCCCATATAGCCATCCCAAGTGGGATTATATTTCTTATGTGTCATTCCTCAATTCTCCATAATATTCGTCATGAATAATTTCATTAATTACTATTAAGAAATGTAACAATCAAGTGATTTGTGTCACGATTTCCATATAGCATCAATTAAACAGGATATAACAGTAATACTTATCTATTCCAGCATGAATAAAAGATCACCAGCAAAATTGTGATTAACCTCTCTGCTTAAATAAAATCAGATAATTACCTAATTTAAATTTCAGATAGTACCCTAATAAAAAAACAAATTGATATACTAAATTTATCTTCTTAGATTCCTCCGGCTTTTATTTGCCTGCCAGAAGATACCCCCCTGAAAATTTTTTTGTCCCTCTCAACTGTACACCCTGTGCATTTTCCCCTGAATGCCTTGTCCTGCCTGAGTTTGTGGCGGTGTACATGATATACACCAACTGTGCACGACTGTTCACCCTGACGATAAATAACCGATGTATAGGATGTATAGTTGGTGCACAGTTAAAAGATAACTATACACCTTATTTTTACCTTTAATATCATGTAATTATTCCTTTTGGTGCACAGGGTGTACAGTTAATACTAAAAGTTTATCTGGGGGGTTAACCTCTGCGCAGTTCAGGCACTGCCGGAAGCCATTCTTCGGCCTCTTCGGATAACGCCACGTTATACGAATAACCTTGCTTTGTCCTGACTTTTCGATAGTCCTTCCGGTACTCCTGCATAATCTTGGGGATTGAATCACCAAATTTTGTCAGGGTTAACGGCCGTTCAAATCCGTGCGCTTCCATAAAAGACAAATAAGCATGATAAAGATAAATACGCGGTGCCCGTGGGCTGATATTTTTATTCCCCATCTTCATCCCGGCAATATTATCCACGGACACCAGATAACCACAAAAGCGATATAAGGGATCTGAATGGCATTTCACTGATAATGCTTCGCTGGAATCCCGTTGTGCCTGTAGTAATTTTTTAGCCTTATTCTGGTCGGCAAATTCGTTTAATAAATGGCGAATAATCACCGGCAATTCCCGGCTTATTTTCTCCGGCAATTGTGGATCTTTTTCTGATTCCTTGACCGGAATATTAAACGGGAATATCACCCGCCGCCGTGCAATGCCGCCATTGCGTTCGGTAAATCTCATCGGTTCGTTATTGGTGGCTAATACCACGGCTTTAATAATCGTGGAAAACTGTTTTTCATATTTTCCGTCAACTTCAATCAGGTCGCCGCCTGTAATGGCTTTAATGCCCGCACCTTCACCGACATATTTAACCTGATCGGGCAACGTAATTAAACTCTTGCCGACAAATTGATAACGGCCTCTCGCTTCATCCAGCGCTTTCATATTACCACTGGCCGTATTATGTTCACCCGCTAATAATGTTGCGATATACGTAAATACACTCTTGCCGCTGCCACCTTCCCCCGTAACTTCAATAAATAACTGCCAGTCATAACGGTTTGCCAAAATCATAAACAGGGCGGCATTAATACGCGCCATCTTATCTTTATCCTGACCTGCCGCATGAGACAGCCAGCGATAAAAATAAGGGGCATGATCCTGTAAGTTTTCATCTGCGACAGGTTGGGTAAATTCAATGCCGTTATGGTTCATTAACCAATGTGCCGGCTGATGTGGCCTGAATACCTGTTCTGACAAGTCATACACACCGTTATTAAACCCAATTAAATCCTGCCGTCGTTCACCAATAACCGGAATTTGTAATTTCATGGCGCTGATAGCGTTGTTGATCCCATTGGGGCTATAAGGGGTTTCATGCTGATTGAAGATTGCCACCATTGCGCGGAGCAGTTCACTGTCCGGCACCGTCTCCCATGTTGCGCCATTATAGTGATAGACCATCTCACTTTCAGGATTGACCGCCACTTTACCGTAGTATTCAGCAAGCAGTTCCCCGCGTTGACTGGCAGCCATTTGTGCCAGATGGGGACTTTTTTTCTTATTTTCGTGGATCACGGCTGCTTCTGCGTTCACTGCCTTTTTCTCCCCCACCTGATATAGCCCGTGACTGAATGCCTGCTTTGCTGCTTCAATGCCGTGGCGCTGGCGATAATCATCCCAATCGGCTTTATACTCTGTGGGCGGTAGCGTTACCCAACCATTAATCGCTTTGGCGGTCTTTTCTGCCGCTATCTTGCCGACGTTCTTCTTGGGTTTGCCATTTTTGTCCAGCTCTCCCGGTTCGTGCCAATCGTTATCGGCGGCAAGAATGATTTTCGCGTCTGGCCATCGTTCCCTAACCTGTTCGGCCACGTTAGGTAAGTTGCCTTCATCAAGCGCTGCCAGTACCACACCTTCATGTAACTGACTGACCGTTAAGGCCGTTGCGTAACCCTCGGTAATGATAAGCGTGTCCGGTGTGCCGGTTATCTCAGACACGGGGATAACACTGCCCTTTTTCTGTGTGCCTGCAACAAGGCGCTTTTCACCATTGGGCTTAATAGTTTGCGCACCCGTGATAGTGCCGTTCATTGTTTGGGTGATCAGCAACAAAATTCCTTCTTTCAATAGCCGTTGTTTGGGGCATTGCAGCCCCTTTTTCGCCAGATAACCGGATTGCCCAAGCGTGGCTTGAGACAAGAGCCTGTTCACTTTCTCGATTATTGAGGGAGCCTCTGATTTGGGAGACTCTTTACTGGCGGGTTTGGGATTCGGTAAGGGCAGAGCCAGCACCCCCGAAACTAACTTAGCGGCTGCAAAGACTGTGATCCCTTTAGCCCTTGCCACCAAATCCAGCCCGTCGCCATGATTGGGCTGGTCACACTGGCGACAATGCCAGTCCCCGTTACCGTGATCGTCGATGAAGTGAAAGCGGTCAGTTCCCCCACATATCGGACAAGCGCCATGCTTCCCCTTTACCGGAACCTCAACGCCACAGGCGGGCAACAGGCTTTGCCAGTGATTCATGGCGGATTTTTTCACGGTATGAATAACGTCTATCGGGCTGATTTCTGTGCTGTTTTTACGGCTGTTATATCCATATGCAGATGATTGACTCATGGCTTATTCCTCATAAACAGCCGCTTGAAGCGCATGGTAGACTTCCTGATTGATATCACAGGCCAACGCAATCAGGTTATTTAAATCGATGGAACATTCAGACTTGGCTTTTTCAAGAATGACGGGAAATAAGGAGGTCGCCAGCCTTGTATTGTGCATGGCCTGATCCAGTGATATCGGCGCTCTATGCTCGTACACGCTGACGATTTCAGTATCAACGGTTTCATTATCTGGCATACAAGCACTGCGAACACGATTGGCGGCTTTCTCCGCACCACGCAATGTCTTGTATTTGTAGCGGACAGTTTCTTTTTTTATCTCGCCTGTATGCTGATTTGTCGTGGTGACAATGATCTTAAACATGGCTTATCCCCTGAATGGAGATAAGGTGCATAGGGAAAATTTCAGATAAACGGGCTTTGCCCTTTCCGATTAGGAAGGTATATTGATACATAGCTACCTCGATACTGTTGTTATCGTGGGTTGTTAGATGCCCTGTGAGTGTTTGCCGCACTACAGGGCATTGCTTTTTCTGTTGCAATAAAAATGAAATTACTTTGTAATTACAACAAATGAATGATATGGGTTTTGTAATTACAATGTCAACAACAAAAGGCAAGTCAAAAACTGACCAATACCAAATGAGATTGCCATCTGAATTTCGTAAGCAATTAGAAGAGGAAATGAAAAAAGATGGTGACACATCATTAGCTACATGGATAAAACGTATGCTCCGCAAGGAACTACAATCACGAGGACTTGAACCAAAAGGCTGAGCTGAGCAAACATGATTCACTCGATTAATCCTCCCGTAATAAGGAGGCAAGTTAAAGACGAGTAATTCAGAAATAGCATTCTTCGTGCTATTCTTTGCTTTTGACTTAATTTAGGGTAAGTCTGGCCGCTGCCACCCAAGGCAGTTAATTTTTCCATGATGTCATTCCTTAATTAGCAGATTTACGGCTATATGGATTATTCACGTTTTTTACTGTTGGCGGATTACGAACCCAATGCAGTAAATCACTTAATAACCAAGCGCAGGAATTACGACCTAATGGCTTACGGGCAGGGAAGCGTCCTTCATTTTCCAGTTTCCATGCTGACGTTCTGGAAATAGAGGTGATGTGATGGCGTTCCTTTTCGCGGACAAGGCGATCATAAGGTTCTCCATACTCGGAAAGGATAGAGCGGCGTTCTTCTGGTGTAGGTGAATTATACTGAATGGTCATGTTACCCTCACTGTTTAGTTGTTTTTGTGAGGGTATTTTACTTAATAGAAATTCTTACGAAAGCAAGCCACATTTGTTACGTACATATCACAATTATCATGTTCATCACCGAACTTATCAACTTCCACTATTGAGCTGTTTTTAATATAATCACATTCTCATAAGTACCCGCCAATACATCCAATCGTTCACACCATTTGTTTAAAGCGTCCAGTTTTTCTGGCAGGTATTGGCTCTTATTATATATCGCCATGACGCCCGGTAAAATATGGCCTAAAAGCTGATCAACAATATGTGGAGCTACCTTCATATCATTCAATTTTGTGGAAAAAGTTCGTCTTAAATCATGTAGAGACCATTTGTCTAAATGACCTAATTTTTTCCATACCTTCGTGCCATATTCTGATACTGTTTCGGTGCTTTTAAATTCTCCTAATAGGTAATCATTTTTATGATTTTGACAAACAAGATTCTCTAAGAACGGTTTCATACATTCAGGTATAGGACGAATAATTCTTTCACCTGTCTTACTGTTTTCTTTTGGGACAGTCCATAACATGGAATTAAAGTTCCATTCTGAACATTTCGATAATCTGATCTCTCTTGTCCGACAACCAAATACAACCAATATTTTCAATAAATTATTATAATAAGGTAGGTAAATACCTGCATTTATGGATTCCCATAATTGACCAAGTTCATTATCTTCTAAATACCTCTGGCCTTTATTCTGTTTTTTTCCAACATCCTGAATAGTTAAATCATCCAATACATGGCTAACTGCATACCTTCTTACCCGGCAAAATTTCAAGGCTTGCTTGCACAATTGAAGTATGCCACCAGAAGCCACCGGAGCATCCTTTTTCATTCTATCAAAGCATTGCAGCCAATATATTATGTCACAGTCAGACAATGCCATTTCCCCAATATAGGGATAAATATGTTTTTCTAATTGAAGAATGAGGGTATTAATATTCACTCGATTATCTCTGCCATAGTGATCTATCCAATATTCGATAGCGTCTTTTACAGTGACTGGTTTTAATGATTCTTGCATCGTTAAATTAAATTGGAGCTTTGGATCTTTACCAGAGGCTAACCAGTTACGGCATTTATCCCGTGTTTCACGAGCTTGTTTGAGGGGCATATCAGGATAGCGCCCAATGGTAAGGCGGTTTAACTTTTTACCATCAAGTCGGTAGGTAAAAACCCAACTAATACCACCAGCTTTAGATGCTTTTGCACTCAATCCAGCGCCATCGGCAAAAAATTCAATATTACCCCTTTCTTTTCCGTGCAGGTTTTTAAGTTTTTTGTCACTGAGCTTGTTTAGTTCGGCAGCCAT